AAGCTATATTTTATGTCTATATTGTGTACATAATTGTGGTACTCCTGCACAAAATCTTGTATTTCATTGGCTATATTGCCTCTTAAGGTTATGGTAATGGTGTCCATAAGGTTATGATAGCATATTCAGCTTAGTTTGTAAATACCCCACACTAAAATAAATACAATACGGTTCGATATTACTATTAGAAGCAAATATTATTGTTATTAGAAAGGATGTTCTGTCAACTACCTCTTCGGAGGCTTGTAGAAAAATGCAAGCCTGAGTTGACCAGCCTAAGCTTTTGAACCAAGGTAATGAGAAAGCTACGTTATCCTAATCATAACACCATGGGATGCTTCTCCATGCAACTGTTGCCTGTCATTAAACAGTTCTGAGGGTAGGGCAGGCGTAAAAAGTTAGGGTAACATTGGCGAGGAGAGATACTGAGAAGAGTCCGTCTCAGTACGGCACAAGCCCTTTACGGGGTATAGGGGTGTGGGAGATTACTCTTCCACACCCAATAAAAGAAAGGAGATAAAGTTAATTACTTCTCCCTATGGAATATCAGAGAAAGTCTATAGCTAGAGCTGAATATGACCCCAAGTGGGAGAACCATGTTTCTGAGGAATTAACCAAGGCTATCTTTTCCACCTCTCGCCGTAGTCGGAAATCCCCTAGGGCTTTGGATTTTAATCCTGTGGCAGTGCTGGATGTGCTGGAATATAAGGATAAAATCAGTGCCCTGTCATGGGAATTTCTCCAGAGGATGGCGAGGAAGGATTCGGTAGTCGCTGCTATCATACAGACACGAGTTAATCAGGTCTCTCGGTTCTGTTATCCATCCAGATATCGAGAAGACAAAGTGGGATTTAAGATACGACCGAGAGACCCTAAAGCTCCGATTACTCCTGCTTTGGAGAAAAAGATTATTGAGATAGAGAATTTTATAGAGCACTGCGGGAAAGAGGATGAGCAAGGACTCAGGGACCCTTTCCCTGTTTTTTTAAAGAAGATTGTTAGAGATAGGCTTACCTATGATGCTGTAGCTGTAGAGCTGGTTTCTACTCGGAAAGGTGAACTAGTCTCTTTCCACGCTGTTGATGCTGCTACTATTAGACTGGTTATTCCCAAAGATGGTAAAGGGTCTTTTAGTAGTATGTCTAGAGATGACATAGGATATCAGCAGGTTATACAAGGGGAAGTGAAAGCGGAGTTCACTTTTAACGAGATGGGTTATGGGGTCTTTAACCCTATGACTGATATTAACCAGTTTGGCTATGGCTATTCTGAACTAGAACAGTTGGTAGCTATTATCACTTCGCATCTCTATGCTGAGAGTTATAATCGCCTCTTCTTCCAGCAGGGAAGCTTGCCTAAAGGTGTGTTGAACTTCAAGAGTGGGAATATGAGTAGGCAGAAGTTAGAAGCTTTCAAGAGGCAGTGGCAGATGCAGATTGCTGGATTAACTGGGGCTTGGAGAATGCCGATAGTTAGTGGGACTGATATTCAGTATATCCCTATGCATCTCTCCAATCAGGATATGGAGTTTGCTAAGTGGTTAGACTATCTGGTTAATATTATTTGCTCGGTTTATGCTATCTCTCCTGATGAAATAGGTTTCCCTTCCCGTGGTGGTTCAGGAACTGATTCCCACGAGCGGGCTTTGTTTGATAATAGTTATGAATCTAAGCTCCGCAACAGTAGAGATAAAGGTTTATATCCTCTCCTAGATTTCATCTCCCAGTTTATTAATAAGAATATTGTGCAGCGGATAGATCCTGACCTCATCTTTATTTTTGAGGGTATGGATCGCCGCCAAGGTATGGAGAGGATTGAGGCTCTGAATAAAGAGATCAGAGCTTATAAGACGATTAATGAAGTTCGGCAGGAAGAAGGGTTACCACCTGTAGAGTATGGAGACATAATTTTAGATCCTATGTATGTTAACTATCTCATCCAGAAAGAGCAGTTAGAACTGCAGAGAGAGTCTAATAGGCTTTCTAACTGGGTGCAGTTAGTAGGGTTAAAGACTCAGATGTTACAGCTTCAGCAGTTGGAGCAATCAGTTCTGGGAATATCCTCTGGTAATTCTGATCTAACTGAGGAAGAAGAAGCCTCACTGGATCAGGAGTTAGAAGATATTCTCTCTGATGATGTTCCTCTGCTCAATAGACTTAAGGAAGAAATAGAAGGGAGCTTTCCTGAGGAATAATGTATTTACCTTCCCGAACTACTAGAGTCTTTACTGGTAAAGTTAGACCTCATAAGTATCTCTACCGTATTCCTAAGCCGGGTGGATACTATGAGTATGTTTATTTAGAAGACATACTAGAGAAAGAGCCTGAGGGAGAAACTGACCCTTTAGAGAATATGCTGCGGGTCTTCTTTATTCGGGTTTGTAAAAAGATATTTGGGGTAAAAGGGGAAATTATGGCTACTAGATTTCTCAATGGACAATCTATTACTGTTACAGAAAGACAGTTGATAGATAAGGTCATTGAGGTTTTGGAAAGTATTCTTCCTGAAAAATATATAGAGGCTTTTAAAGCTCTGATTGAGGGTATCAATGCCAGAAAAGTTTAGTAAGACTTTAAAAAGTGTAATCCTACCTGGAGGGAAAGAAGTTCTTAATGAGAAAACTGTTTCAGAAGAAGAATCCCGAGATAAAAGCTCAGATAGTTAAAAAAGGGCTGACTAGGGTCCGAGACTACGTTAGGTATGTAGACGGAAGACCAGTCCATGTCTCAGGATATGAAGTATTAAGAAAGCCAGGAAAGCCAGAAGAAGAATCATCAGCTTTATCATCCCCTTCTCCCCATACCCCCTCTCCAGTCTCCCCCCGCTTGCCGACTGGGGAGGGGGGCACTACTACTATTCCTGTTCCTGAAGAGTTTACAGGAAAGGAATATTCTATAGAGGGTCAATTAGCTAAAGAGAATTTAGTTGGGTTTCGCCATGCCTATAATCGGGCTATCATTCCGTTTGTAGGTAAGATTGGGAACCTAACTTCAGGTCGCCCCTTTCCTGATACTTTACCCCATCATAGAACCTTTAAAGAATCCTTAGATTATTTTGCCTCTACTTTTATTAATCAACCCTTCACTGATCATTTCGGTAATTCTGTTTCTATGCATCCTTATGTTTACTTTCATCTCTCAGGACTGGGGCGACACTTTCCTGATACTGATCGTGCTACTCTTTATTCTTTTGCCAGTGAGTATTTAACTAAGGATAAGAAAAACTACTCTTCTGAGGTTCATTCTTCCTTTCATAATTTCGAACAAAGGTTAGAGGGGATTAGAGGGGATAGAGGTAGTTTGCAGAAGCTTTCTGCTCTTCCTGATGTTCTGCAGGATCCTGATATGGTCTTTTCTTATCCAGGAAGGTATGTGTATCTTAAACTATATAATGACACCTCTGGGGTTATGGGACGAAGTAATTTCCCTTATAAAGCAGTAGCTAGCTTAACTACTGATAATGCTGGTCCATCACCTAAAGCTATTGACCAGGCTGTTAAGCGAGGAACTCCTAGAGATATCATAAACACTCATCTAATATGGAAGAGAGGTTCAGAACCTCTAACTAAGTCTTGGGGAAAAGAATCTCTGAATGTAGATTACTTCTTTCTTCTTACTCCTCAGCAATTTAAAACCCACGCTCAAAAAATTTTCTGCTACTAGGAGGAATTTCTATGATTGATTCTTTTCAGGTTATGTTTGGTGTAGACCTGAAGAAATCACTGGATAGTAGTGATAATGAAGACCGCTACATATTTGGACTCGCTTCCACTGAAGATTTTGATATGGAAGGCGAGAAGATGTTACAGAAAGGTTTGAATATTGATTACTTCAAAAATTATGGATTCTATAACTATGACCATTGGAAAGGTCCTGATGCCATTATAGGGGAGCCTATTCCTGAATACTTGGCTATTACTAATGAAGGCTTTCAAGTAGCAGGACGGCTCTATAAAGGAATTAAATTAGCTGATGATACTTGGAACTTAATTAAAGTTTTACATAAATCCCAATCTAATAGAAGTCTATCTTTTTCTGTGGAAGGAGTGATAGTTGAGCGAGATCCTGTTAATCCTAAGATAGTAACTAAAGCCATGATTACCGAAGTGGCTGTTACTCCTAGACCCATCAATCCCAAGGCTACTCTTAAAACCCTGCTGAAATCCTTTAAAGGAGAAGTTGATGATGAAGAAGAACTCCGTAAAGCCTTAGAAGCAGGATATGAAGTTAACCCTACTGCTATGTCAGGAGGAGCAACTCTACGAAAAGAGGAAATAGGCAAAGTAGTTAATGCTATTCGCTTTGCTATTGATAATGAAGACCAGTGCCGTGATTATCTAACTAAAAAAGGCTTCTTAAATAGAGAAGAAGCAGTGCTGGCATTTGTGCTCACTAATCCAGATATTAAGAAGCTTATTGAAGTATATAAAAATTAATGGAGGTGTAACTATCTAATGGGAATTTTTGAAAAACCCCTTGATGAACTAAAGTCTTTTTTTAATTTAGATGAGCCTGTGGCAAAGTCCTTAGATAAGGAAGAAGAAGAGGACGAGGAAGAAAAAAAGAAAAAAGAAGAGGAAAAAGAAGAAGAGAAGGAAGAAAAGTCCTTCAATGATTTATTTAATAAGGTAGAAGACTTCTTCAAATCCCTGCAGAAACAAGTAGACCAGTCGTTAGCTGGGATTAATAAGTCCTTAGAAGAGTCTAATGCTAAGAACGTAGAAGGCTTTGCTAAATTAGTTAAATCTTTTGAAGAGATAACTAAAGCAGTAGACCAAAGCCTTACCGAAACTAAAGAAGAATTAAATAAAAGCATTGAGGATTTCAAAGCTGAAATAGATGCTCGAATAAAAAAGATAGAAGATACTCCTAAAGCTAAGAAATCTTTAGATGCTATTGAGAGATTCAAAAATCAGGAAGTCCCTCCTGAAGGAGAAGAGCTTTCTAAATCAGTAGTTACCCAGCGATTAACTGCTCTGTTCCAAAAAGGCGTAATATCTGATTATGATCTAGCTTTCTGGGATGCGAATAAGAGACTGGGATTTAAAGTGCTACCAGAGAAAATTCAAAAAGCCGTTCTTGAATACAAAGATTAAAACATTTGGAGGTGCTCTTAATCAATGAATAACCCGCTTTTCCAGTTTAATGAAGGATTCGGCATGTCCTCAGTAGAGGAGCTTGCTGCACTTCAGAAAGCATTATACGCTGGATATGAAGTTAACCCATTGGCTATGACCGATGGTGCAGCTATTCGTGCTGAAGACGTAGATAATACACTGCACATCACTACTTATCGTGATGAGCATTTTAGAATTTGGAATGACATAGCTAAGATTCCTGCTTACTCTACTGCAGAACAATACATTAGATTAACTGGCTACGGAACAGCTGAAGGAGGGTTTATGGGAGAAGGTAGTCTTCCCAATGAAACTACTTCTCAGCTAGAGCGTATGGTAGCTTTTGTTAAGTATATCGGAACCCGCAGACGAGTAACCCACCCTATGATGATGGCTAGAACCTATGCTACTGATCCTGTTACTATGGAAAACAGGAACGGAGCTATGGTTATTGCTCGTCAGTTAGAGTGGGCTATGTTTTATGGTAACTCTAAACTGGGACACGTAGTTAGTGGAAGACCATCGGAAGGTTTAGAGTTTGATGGTCTGTGGAACCTTGCTGAAGTAGAAGTAGATATGAGGAATAAGCCTTTAACTGAGCGAGCTGTCAATAGTATTGCTCAGGTAGTGGTGTTAGATAACTACGGAATGCCTAATCAGATGTATCTAGACTATGCTGTTTGGCAGGACCTCAATACTACTTTCTTCCCCAAAGAGAAAGTCTTGTTACCTACCAATGATGGTGAATATACTGCTGGAGTAAAGATTGGAAGTATGGTTACTCAAGCAGGAACCATCAGAGTTAGCCCCGCTTTCTTCTTACAATCTACTGACCTCCGTTCTCCACTGCGAGAATGCCCGTTAGTTAATACCAATGTTGATGTTCCTCTTCCTCCTTCTAAAGTAACTATTGAAGCACCTACTGGTTCAGATGGTGATTTTGTTAAATCTTTCCCCAGTGGTGGAACTATATCTTACAAAGTTACCGCTTGCAACTTCAATGGTGAATCTGCTGGAGTATCAGGAAATGCTAGTGTAACTTTAACCCCTAATGAGGTAACTGGACACATTCCTATTACTATTACTAATGCTATTTCTCCTACTGCTAACAATGTAGAATACTACAACATTTACCGCAAAGATGATAATACTGGTGGTAAATACTACTGGATAGCTGCTGTTCCTTGTCAGAATCAAGCTAGTGAAGGAACTACTGTTTGGAATGATACTAATTCCGTTATGCCTGGAACTAGAGTAGCTTTCTTAGGAGAAATGAATCCTGATATCATTCACTTCCGTCAGCTCTCCCCTCTGATGAAAATCGACTTAGCTCAGATTGATACCAGCTACCGATGGGCATTGGTCATTTACGGGGTTATGGTTCTTACTACTCCTCGTAAGTGGGTAAAAGTTAAAAACATCGGTCGCTTAGTTGCCTAATAACTTAGGAGGGGGCATTGTTTTGGTGCCCCCTTTAGGAGGTTAGATATGCTTATTCGAAACATTGATTTGAAGAATAGACAGCTCTTGGTTAGTGGAAAAACCATCCGCTTTAATGAAGAAGGGATTGGTGATATCCCTGATCAGGAATTGTTTGAAGCACTACTTAAAATAAAGGGATTCACTGATATAAACCACCCCGCTGTCAATAAAGTAGACCTGCGAGAAGTAAAATCCATATCTATAGATGACTTAGAAGAAGCTAAAGAAGAAGAAGTAGAGGAAGAAGTTAAAGAAGAGGAAGTTAAAGAAGAAGAGATAGAAGAAAAACCCAAGTCAAAGAAAAAAGGTAGGTAGGATAAATGGTAAAACTACCTGGACTTCGTCTCTCTATTGCTGACTTAACTAATCAAAAACTAGATGGAGTAGTTATTACTGCTTCAGGACAGACTAGTTTAACTTATACCTTTCCAGTAATGAATAACACTTACTTAGTAATTACTGACTGTCTGCTTTCAGGAACAGGAGCTACTGCCACCTTAACTGGTGATGGTAAGACTCTTTTAGAAATAGATGTCAATGGAACAGTTAGCTATTCTCCTTTCACCTGTCTGGTTCTTAATCTAGAGAAAGCTAATACCTTAACTATGACTGGCTCTTCTGGAGATGTGAAAGCCAATCTTTATGGCTTCACCTATACGAGTGTTAAATGAGCGACGAATTAGATCCCATTACTCCACCAGAAGAAGATCTGGATGCTGGATTAGTTATTACCCCTATGGAGTTAAAGAATAATTATCTGTGGGGGTGGGATATTATGGATAGAAATGGTAATCCCATCCCTCTGGAGTTATATAGAACACATATTCTAGCAGCTCAAGATAGAGTATCTTTAGCTACTGATTTAATATTAGTTCCTACAGAGTTTGTAGATAGGCAAGATTATTATGTTAAAGACTATTCTAATTTTGGCTATCTCACTCTTTATCATAGACCAGTATTGGAATTGAAGAGTTTAAAGATAGTCTTTGCTGATTACAATGTTTTTCAATTTCCCAATGAATGGCTAAGAGTTAATAAAGAAGAAGGACAGCTGCAAATCTTTCCTACTTTCGGAGTATTGGGTAGTTTATTGATTACCAGAGGTGGAGACTGGCTCTCAGTATTCTTACGCCGCTGGACTTATGCTCCACAACTGTGGCAGATAGAATACACTGCAGGATTTGAAAAAGGGAAAGTTCCCTTTGTGCTTAAAGACATCATAGCCAAAGAAGCAGTGATAGGAATAAGTGAAACCTTCTTAGATTTAGTAGTTGGTCCAGGAGTAGGTAGTTCTAGTATTTCAGTAGATGGAGTATCTAAATCTACATCTATATTACAAGATCATCCCCGAATCAGA